GCAACCGTTTCCATTGGCATTCCTTGGATAAATCCATGATTGTCCATCGAACATCGAGCCGCTTCAATAATCAAGGATTCCACCGCCTGACGCATATATTTGTCCATGTCTGCTCCATTAGACATATTGCGGACGAGGGCCCTGTTCTGCGAGACGTTCACGGCACCATCCGCCACAGGCTTGACACTGATACCGCCTGTAGACCATCGTGCTTGAGACCATCCGGCCACGGGCCTGCATCCGCCCCTTCACATTACATTTCGGGCACCCATCAATCGAATCCACGTTCATCTTGGGATGGTTGGGTATCCACGGCAGGAGCAGGGGATAGAGTTCGCCTAGCATGACCACATCATGCTTATTGTAGGCCGTCATCTTCTTCCACTTCTGCCGCTCCCCATTCATGCACCCCACCCACATCTCATGCCCTTCATGTTTCAGTTTCTCTTCGAGTCCAAGCTGCTTCGCGATGGCCGTCATTTTATTCGATTCAAACCGGAAGACCCGATGCACCGTCTGATAGAGATCAACCTGTTTATAGGGTGACGGCGGTCGAATGCGATGTTTCAGAAATTCCTTGTTGAGCACCGGAATATCGAATTTCTTGCCATTGTAATGGACGACAATATCGGCTTCATCCAGTAGCGTATGAATCGCCAGGAGCATCTGTTTCCGCGGGGCCTGCTTATCTTTCACCCATTGGTGCATCATCGGGCCATCCTGATACCATTGTGCCGACCAACAAAGGATGTAGGAGCTTTCTTCGACTTGATCGTGCGAAATGTTCTGGTCAAAGAGTCCCCAAAAGTACCCTTTATTGGGTGCGGTTTCAATGTCCAAGAGTAAGATACGTATACTAGCACCCCGTCGTTATATATCGGTGCTTTCTGGCACATGGCTTACACATACCATGATGAGAATGTTTTCGATCAGGATGGCAATTCGCCATCCGCCCATCTATCACGACACGTTGAGATTTCCAGATATTTAATAATTCATTGAACTTAAGTTTTCGCCTCGATCCCATTAGAGGATACAATGTCATCATCCACCCAGCAGCTTTCGACCCCATTGCAGCGCACTGCCATGTTTGAAGTTTTGATTGTCCATATGGTCCGTGAGGTCCCCAAATTTTTACACCTAGCAACTCAGCAGCTCGCGCAACTATATCTCTATCGCTCATTTGAAGTGCAAGACTGATAGAACCCTTGTACGCACTTCCCGCATTCCGCCACATCCGAAATGTGCCTTCTCCCTCTAGTAAACCTGCGAGCCATGCGATGTTTTTGATACCAATACTCATCGCAATCATCCTCGTCGCTGAAGTCCATAAATTCCAGATGATCGCCATGTATTTCCACTGGCGTTCTCCTGGTGAATCGACGTGCTACATCGGTACTTCAACACACTTCCATTCCACTTTGGTCCCATCCTGCGTGAGTATCGCCGCTTCCGCAATCCCGGCATCACGACAGGATTCAGGACTCGTATAGACCGTTTCCGGTGGCAACTCCAAGTGCATCGGCGTAGCCACAAACGTAAATTTCACCGTCACCACTAACAGCCAGATACTCATATCCCTTCCTTGCAAAACCGATAGGCTTCCTTCAGTTGCTCAGCTTCTCCATACAGATCCACAATCTCTTGAAAGACTTCCCGTGAAAGAGCCATGCAATCGTCGCGTAACCGTGGATCGCAATTCGAGACATCCAGCTTAGTCTGCGGTTGCGGCATGATACAGCCTGTTAAGAGCATGGCTCCTATGAGGCCAATCCCTCGCATTAGTGTTTATGCAACCCAGGCGGCACAAAGGTTTTGCTCTGTTGCGCTTGTGACTGCACCTGCGATTGCGACTGACTAACCGTGGTATCATTTCCACCCGTCAAGGCTCCTAAGATCCCTAAGCCAAGAGCCTGTAAAGCCCCCATCACAACATAGCCTCCCTGCCCTGGTGAGGAGGAATGCGTCCACGCCTCCCGTTCCTCTTTGGGGAGGTTCTGACAATTCCGATATTCAATGTCCGGGGAAAGCGGTTGCAGTCCTTCTTCCTGCTTCACTTCGCCATCGCACATGACTAACTTGGAATACTTGTCATTGGTCCCGAAGAATTCCTGATCGCTGACGACCACTTCCTTGATGTATCGGCCTCCACCCATGTCATAGACCGTACTGCATCCTGCGAGCAGTCCGGCACAGATCAACAGGAGGATTGACTTGATTCCTGCATCTTTCGCGGCTTGATCCTGTGCGGCTTGGGCTTCAGCTAACACTTGTGCCGACTTCTTCTTCTGCTCCACCGCATCCTTCATTGCACCCCAAATTGTAGGGGCAATCTTATCCGCATCGGTGCCGATGACTTTGGGAGCCGCCGCAATCGCGGCAAGAATGGCAGGGCTGAAGAGTTCAGGATCGCACCCAAAGGTGGTCAGCCCTTCATAGACCACGCCACCGATGGCCACGCCCAACGCCGTCGATTTGTAATTGGAAATCACGCGGTTCCAGAGCCATGTGCCCATTTGGACGAGGAGTGGGCCAAAGAGTGTGAGAATGGCTTGCATCAGGTGCCTCCTTATTTCATTTGCTTTTCAATGAGCCGGTCGATCTTCGCTTCTAAACTGGATAATCGCTGGCCCAGTGACGATTGCAGCACGTAATATCCTTTCGTCTCCTGCTCGATCTTCGTTTCCGCCACCGAGACACGTTCGTTCACCGTCGCAATCTTTTCCTTGAGAGCCGACGCATCGGAGAAGTAAAAGACGACCACCGCCGCAATCCAAGCCACAATTTGCAACGATTTGAACGTCTTGTCAAAGTCCATCGCTATGTCCCTTCTCCGGTTCCTTCGGATCGAACTCGATATGAATATGATCGGCTTCCATTACCACATCAAACTGTGCGCCCAAGGCAATACGAAGCTGCTTATAGACCGTCTCCTTCTGCCCCGCCGTCAGCATTCGTGTCCGAATGTCCAGCGCATTCCCAGAGTAATGCAGACTGTTCGGACCATGCACCCCATCAGAGGCACTGGTAATGGTCGCCCATTCGTGAATCTGCCGATAATAAATCATGCAGGCCACCACATAGGCGATAGTCATTTGCGGCTTGAGTCCCCTGAGATCGACGCCGCTTTTAATCATAGTGCGTTACATCCATTTCCAACATCGTCCATTTTTCAACCATCGACGGCAGATCGGTTCAGGCGTAGGATCTGGGGGTGGTGGCGCGGGAGCCAGCCATGACACTTCACTCGCTGGGAGACTTTCCCCATACGCATTGAACGCCGTCACCGTGAAGTAATGCAGAAGCCCATCATCCTGAATCCCTAATTCTGTACAGGTCGTTTGTGTCGAGAGTCCTAACTGCAACGACCAGGCTCCGTAGAGTTCCCCATCAACCCGATGATACACACGATACCCCAACAGATCCGTTTCCGAATTCGCATTCCAGGTCAATGTACACAAGGCCATCGTAAGGATGACCCGTGCGGTCATGGCACGCCTGCACCCAAGAGCGTCACGGTCAACCGAGGCGTCTGGCTCACGGTGATCGCCGTTCCATCCTGTTGCACTAGTTTGAAATCGTAATAATCGCTCTCGGCAGCATCGGTATCGAGTTGGAGATAGAACAGGGCTTCTCCTTCGCTATCCTGCGTAAAGTCAAACGTGGGAATCGCCGTCGAGGAACGAATGACGACACCAGAGACATTGGACGCATAATCGCTCGTCAACCGTTCCGTGGTCGTCGTGCCTTGGTCGGGAACATTCGCAATCGTGCCGATCCCGATGAATTTGATGTTCCCCGCATCAAAGGCATCCGGCACATAGGCATAGGCTCCACCGTTTTTGGAATACTGGAGCAGGAACCCTGAGCCTGGGCAATCGCCACCTGTACAGTTGATCTTGAGACGGAGGGCAATCTTGCCACCGGGGACGATCTTCTTATTGACATTATCCGCTGAGCCTGCTGCGGGTAAGCGGGTGCTCCCACTTTCGGTTCCATAGAAACTGTAGAAGGCAAACCGTGATTGTGTCCAGGCATAACTCACCCCACTGATATTATTGGCACAGGTTTGATTCGTGAGTGCAAGAAGCGGTTGATTGGTGGTATTCCCCATCAAGGCGGAATCGGTGACATTCCCGCCGCTATAGCTGAAATCAATCGCGGTGCCGCTTGAAAAGGCACTGGACACCGTGACATCCATCTGATTCGTACCATTGCGTGCCACACTGGACACGGTTTTCGCCACCGTATCCTCACGAGCCGAAAAGCCCGTCACACTCGACGCGGGTAACAGCGGCGGGTTCAAATTATTTTCAAAGGTAATGTTGACCACCGTGGGCGTTCCGGCTGCTACTTGACAGCTTGAGAAGGCCAGGGCTTCAAACGCCCCGATCTCTGGCGCGCTTCCGTTATAGGCATAGCCCACATTGACCCCAGCGTTGAGCATGGTACTGGATGCCGTTAAGGAATAATCCCCACCCGCCGAATTCGTGAAGAGAGGATCGGCAGCAAAAGCGTGGGTTTGTGAGGGGGCACTTGTACAGTTATAAAAGTTGTTATAATCGATCGTGAGATTTGTGACATATTGCGTCCATTCACTGGTTTGGACGCAGGCATTACTCGTATTACGGAATTGAATGTTATTCTTAAAAATCGGATTGAGATTCGTGACATTCGGAAGAAAGGACGATGAGGGGGAAAGAAAATAGGCTCCATCAATGACCGTGTTGTTATATAAGACGCATCCACTGGATGCCGTCATGCCCATCGTGTACGCATTTCCGGTTCCTTCGTATTTCACGACATTATGGTGCGCCGATGATCCGATGCACTCATAGGCAGTGGCAGGATCCCACAAACAACAACTGGAATTCCCGCCCAGCATAAGACCACGCCCATTTTGCTGGGCGACGTAATTGTGATGGAATTCGTTGTTGCGGATACCACCCTTGCCATACAAATGATCGCCCCAGGCATCGCCTCGCGTCACCGTGTTATACCGTACAATCGTGCCAGTATTGTTGAATGTTTCGATGGAACTCGCCACCGTATTAAACTCGACTAATCCGTTGTCCTGATTCACTTTAATCCCTGTATCTTTTTTCGATGTCGCATCGGCAAATGTCATGTTCCGAACCGTGCAATTCGTGTAGCCAGTGGTGGATGGTCCGGAGGTCGTCGGAATCTGTGAATTCCAGCACCGGACAAAGGCGTTCCCGCTGGTTGGTCGTGATCCACAACTACTCCCAGCGTTTGTCGTCACAGCAAGCCCATCAATGGTGATATAGCTGGCATACATGGAAAATGCTGGGGAACATTGTGCGTGTGAAGTCGTATCAACGATTGCACTCAGTTGATTCTCGGCTTGGATGGTAATAGGATTCTGCGCGGTTCCGCTGGTCTCGAATACAATCTCTCCCTCGGTATAGGTGCCATCCCCAACAATGAGCGTATCCCCAGCGACTAAACATCCAGTACCACCACTTCCTGTTGATCGCCCGATGGTCAACTTTGCCTTCGTTCGATCGCTGGAGGCCGTCGCAGCCGTCGCACAGGAATTCGCATCCGAGCCGGATTTGTCCGTGTAATAGGTCGTGGCCCAGACGGGCGTCACCGATATGGTGAGGAGGATAACCACGAGGAGTTGTATCATCATTATTTATTCTCCCAACAACATTGGAGCGATACGTCGGCGAGCACTCGTCTGTGCCTTAAACGCCTGAATGATCGTGACAAAATTGTTCTCAGCAACAGGCCACGTACTTGTAAACGTCGCGGCAACCGACCCTGCCGAGGATTGGATGCGATGTTCGGAATAAAGCACTTGACACCCGGATAAGGTATGCCCCGTAAAGCTCGTTCCGGCATTGACCGTTGTACAACCTCCACCCGAATCATAGGTCGCCCCAAAAATATAATCGCCATTCGCCGTGGTCGTGATGGCTGTAGAGGTGACACCATCGGTTGTGTCATCCATACTGGTAACCCAGTTCCCGACATACCCATCATCAGGACTGGTCGTATCCGCTCCACTGATTTCATGGCAGACAACGCCCTTATGACCCGCTAAGCTGCTCGAAAGCGTCACCGTCACCACGGTAAATGGACCTGTGACATTCGTGGCATAGGCCCCTAAGATGCGCTCCGTATTAGTCGTATCAAGATAATATGTTCCACGTAGCGTATAGGTATTCGTTTGTGTGTCGCTGAGTGAACTGACCGTGATGGAAGTGCTTTTGATCGACACGGCACAGGCAATGAGGTTTCCAGAGGTCACATTGCTCCCAAACGTACAGGTGACTGTGGTACTATCACCGGAACTCCCGTTCGTGCATTCCTGCACAAAATCGGTGGCCCCATAGGAGGGTGTGGGAGTACTCGCAAGCAGAATGAGCCAGAATATCCAGATCATTAGTCACTCAATGAAGAGGTGCTATATTCCATCTTCACTCCCAAGAAATGTAACGTCGCAGCCGCCGTCGTCGGATTATCGGTGGCATCAATATCGAGGTACCAATACAATAAATCCCCTGCCGCACAGGTCCCATTTGGCGTCACGGCAGAACTGGTCGTGGTATCGACGGCACTATTCCCTGTCACCGCTGCATCGTCCACATCCACTTCCGTCCCATACGTACCATTGACGGTTTCGCCAGTTCCTCGACAGGCTGCGGCTATTTCAAGCGCAACAGACCCATTATCCGCCGCTGTTTGGACATACGAGACTTCAAACGTGACGGTCCCCCCATCCCAACTATCAGGCATCACCGCCATCCCGTGCATCCGTGAACTATCGTTTTCGGTACAGATGATCGTGTATTGTTTGGGACCGGAATTGATCGTCACTTCCGCAGGATCGGCACAGTTCGTCCCGTCGCTGGACATGGCTCCCGCCGACCAGTAGATGGATTTTAAGGGACGATAGCCTGAGCCGAATTGGTACATGGCATTCACACTGGCAGCATCAGGGTCAATAGTGAGCATATTCGCATCACCCTCGACATCGTAGATGCTATGGGTTTGATTCGTCAGGACTCGTGTGGCCGTATTCCCTGCTACGCAGGGTTCGATCACAGGACCCGATGTAGCATCATCGTAGGCACACAACCGATCTACACTATTTGTCCCGCCAAACTGAAATGCCGTGCCCGCGCTTACGGCTCCACTGATCGTATCTCCACGACCAAACACCGTATTAAGGGTATCCGCTTCCGCACTCAACGGAGCCACCCACGTATCGGTCGCTTCGCAGTAATAGAACCGCACGCCACTGGTCGCATCACTGTCAATGTAGACTTCACCCGTCGCACAGGTGGCTGGCAGCGTGGCACTGTTGGGAATTTCCAAGGAGGTCTTGCCACCCAGGTTAATCGTGGCGGGAAGGCTTAGGGTAATCGAACCTGTCGTCGCAGAGGCCGTGACTTCATTGGCCGTACTATTGATGTCAGTGGGTAACGCGGTACACGACTCAACGGCTCCAGCGGTATCGACGCCTAACGGGAACTGCCCAGCCGAACAGTTCGCGCCATTGGCTGACAACGCGGCGGCTGCGGTGGCGGTGATCGTGCCACTGCCTGATGTGGTCAGTGAAGCTCCCGTGCCCACCACCATTGCTGCCGTGGTATTGGTGCCATTGGTAATCGCACTAAACGCCGCACTGGACGCGGCACCAATGCAATCCACCGTCGAGCCACCTTCTTGACAACGGAACTTCGCGGTGCCGGTGTCATACCACATATCCCCGTTGGAAGGCGTCACCGGATCTCCGGCCAAAGATCCGATATTGAGTCCTGCATTGGTGGCATTAGGATTAAATGTTTGCCGGACCCCATCACCCCAGGAATTCGACACTGACGGGCTGGCATAATCAGTACCCGCTGTCGCAGAGGTGAGGACCCCTTGTGAGGACGCTTTTAGAATGCCGCTGGAAGCGGTGCCCGTCCACACCGTCGTATCCACGAATGCGCTTGTGATGGTATTACAGGTCGCCCCTCCAGAGGCATTCAAAACGCGAATCACCTGATTCGTACATGACGCTCCCGCATAAATCGACGGGGTGCCTGCCGTATTGATGACCATGCCCGTTCCTAGTGCCCCTAAATTATGCTCGGCACTCAACGTCGCATCATCCGCTCCCGTCCAGTATTCGGCACTCGTCGGTGCGCCCGTACCGGCACCGGGACAGGCCCCGGATGACCACGTCCCCGAAGAGGTGAGGAGACAGTCGCCTTCACTGCCCACAGCAGGCAAATCGCTGCCTCCTCCTCGCCCTGCTAACGTCAATAACCCTGTCACGGTTACCGTCCCTGCCCCCAATGACGATACCCGCATCCGCACTTGCGAAAATCCAGCTACGGTACATTGATAGAGTCCTGATGCCGTTGCGGTCGTAGATCGCGCACTCGTCGTCGTGAGCGTGCATCCGATGGACACCCAATTACTATCATCCGTCGTGGCTTCAAACGTGACGGTTGCCGTATCCGTAATAATGACCTGCACGCCGATCGTGCTCCATCCCTTAATCCCCATCGGCGTACCATCACCAGTTGCGGCTGCGGCATTTTGGAAGGTATGCGTTTTTGCACTCTGCGCAAAGGCAGGGAGCGCAGTCAATACGAGGAACGCTATGGCTAGCATCAATCGTGTCATCATACGTCCCCCTTTAGGTCGTCTCGTCATCGGTAATCTCGACCCAAGCTCCATAGGCTGGGTTGGTCGCACTCATAAACCGTTGTACGCGCACCGCCAAGGTGCCATCGACTTTACGGGCAGCATGGGCATTCACCCAGGTCCCATCCGCCACTTTTGCGACGGCTTGTGCTTCGGCGGCTGCAAAGGTTGCAAACGCTGCCATAACGCCCTCCTTTAGACGAGGATAGATTTCTTTAACGTAATCAACGCCTTATGCGTTTCATCATATTCACTTTTTAATGCCAGCACTTTCTGGCTCCACCCGTTCGCTTCCTGTTTCAACGCCGTGAGTTTGGCCTGCACTTCCATCGACTCCTGTGCAAACTCATCACGCTGCTTCTGCACTTCCTGCTCGATTACCGCGTGACGAAGTTCGGAATCGGTTTTCGCCTGTCCTAATTTCTGCCGTTCACGTTCCAATTCCAATTTCACCGCATCCAGCCGTTTCTGGCTGTTGGCAATTTCATGCTCGACACGGTGCCATTCATCAGTCCGTTCTTTGATACCTGCTTCAGCCCGTTCCGCCGACTCGACAATCTCCGCCGCTTTCATCACGGCTGGTGCAAAGTCAGCGAACAGTTTCAGCGCAGCCCGAATCTGTTGAGCATTCATACTAAGCCTCCAAACAACTCCCGCGTCCACCCGCTCATGGAGCGAAGGGATGCTTTGAAATTCGGGAGCCGGTTCATTTCTGTCTGTAACTGTCGTTGAATCCCCGCATCCTGAGAGGTCAGGCCCCCGCCATAGCCAAACCCGCGCATGTGCGTCGCAGATGTATGTCGAGGATGTGCCTCGAAAAACCGTGGAGCCGGTGAGCCTGGGCATCCACACAAGATAATGGGACGGCACCCCATCAGCCACGCGATTTGCATGGCGAAATATCCTGAGAGGGCGAATAATGGACTGAGCCCTTCCCAGGCATAATCAATGGCAGGTTTCGCTTCGCAACTATGAAGTCGCACCGGCACCGAGAGATGATGCTGCGAGCGCACATCCATCCAACGTGGGAGGAAATCTGCATGGAGGCTGACCCAATGGTTGACACGCGGGAGAAACATCCCGACATCGTTGACAGCAAAAATGAGACAGCCGCTTAACATTGACTCCACCTGCTCCACTTCCTGAAACACGCCTTGTGCATTCCCGGCGATAATCGCCGGACGGTCAGTGGAGGAGCCAAGTAGCCCCTCCACATTCCCGCATCCGCTGTACCCTGCGTGCTGCCAGGTGGACCCTTCGGTTCCCATTGATGCGGCACGCCGGATCGCCATTAGGCTCCTGGGATGTATTCAATCCATCCCGCCACGGTGCTACCCACCACGGGAGCCGCGCCACCGAATGTCAGAACAATATCGGTGTCAGCCGTAGGCGTATAGTTCATGCCTGCGTCATTGTTGAGGCTGGCACTCGCATCGGCGGCATCAAAGTCCGCTGCTTTGATGTACCGATCCGCCACGCCCGCATCACCAACCGCCACCGTGACACCAGCCCCAGCCGATGCCCCGTTGCCGCTGCCCACCACTTTCGCATCGACCATGCGGCAATTCGCCGGCAGTTTACAGACTTTGTACGTGTCATTGACGGCAGCCGCCGACACGACGGTGACACTAATGATCTGTCGCACGGAACGGCCCCCGTAATCTCGGCCATCCCCCAAATACTTATTCGTATGCAGATTCGCATACAATGTTGATTCACGCGCTGTTGCCATACGTGCCTCCTCCGTTAGTTCTCAAGGGCTCGAACTTCGACCACGCCGCCTTCCCAGACCCGGACCGCGGCCATAATCATGGACGCTCGTACCTGGGTCGGACGGGATTGCAGATCCGGTCGAGGATCAAGCTGGGTTTTGATTTCCTTCCCAATCGACAACCCGATGGCTGACGGATGGAAGGCGATACACTGCCGATAGGACGGCACGGGGAGCATCCGAGACAACACCGTCGAGGCATCGTCTTGAATGACATCTGCGATCTCGTACCACGTAAACCCTTCCCACGACACGCCATTGATGGTCCCTTTGTCATGGATTTGGTTACGAGTAAAATCGCTGGACGACGCCTGGGTGATGGCGAGAATGTCGCGCAACTGCCCCGGCGAATAGAGAAACCGTCTCCGGCCATCGTTCGGTACACCGGCCTTCGACAGTAATTCCGCCGCATTGATGATCCGGTTCAGGTCCATCGCGGTCGCGGCACCAATCTGGTGCGCCCCCAACATGGCCTGCGTGCCATAGGTAATGGCCCCGGTCCCCGCCGTCACGGAGGCGGTCGAGGCTGTCCCGATCAACGCATCAATCACATGCTTGTCAGAGCGACGATTCATGCCAGCCACAATCGTCTGGGTATAGCCTGACTGACTGTTGACCATGCTCCGCAAGGTGTTTTCATCAGACACGAGAACGGTGAAGTCCGAGGACTGCAACGTCACGGCCCGACGGCTGTGATTGAGATTCTGCGCAACCGTCGCGGCATACGGGGAGACGACATCGTTGGCGATGCCAGTCCCCAGCCGCTCGTGATAGTCAATGGCGGCTGAGACATTATGGTGAATCATCATCGGGTCCAACAACCCTTTGACGATCGAACTTGTTTGCTGATAGGTGAGTAGGAGCGTGTCGTGAAACCGATGGACCCACGCTTGATCCGCATAAATCGACATAGGAACCTCCTGCCACGTCTGAGACTCGTTGGTGCGGAGGGCTGCCCTTCACCTGAAGGACCCACCTACTGCCTTATCGCGGCAGCATGGTCGGACGCTTTCGCGTCTCCCACCGGACCCCGCCAGGGGCTCCCCGGATCTTACTTCGCGTGCTTGACGCGGGCACGCATCCGCTCAATCACGGATGGCGGGACGCCAACCACTTTCCCAATGCGTTCATTCGTCCATCCCGCCCGTATACCATTTTTGACATATTCCAAGAGCCGTGGATGATCGACGCGCAACCCGTGATATTCTGGCGCACCCATCACTTCCACCACATCATAGCCCATTACGACACGCCAACCCCGGTTTCAATCGGTGCCGGCTGATTCCCGAAGGCACTGCGATACAGCCCATCCAGATACCGCTCGACTTTCGGATCTTGCCGTTTGTAGCCTTCGTGCATCGGATGGGACGGATCGGTCATGATCTTCGCCATTTCTTCCCGCACATCCTCGCCTGATCGTTCCCCGCCCGCATGAGGCAGCGCATCCATGTACGAGGAATCAGCGAGTGCCAACGGAGCCAAGCGCATCAGCACGGAGACAAACCCTGGATGATTGGCCAGTCCCGTAGCTTCAAACAGCGCAGCTTCTTCTTTGGTCTTGAAGATCCCTGGAATCATCCGTGTCACCGCTTCGCGCAATTCGTCATACTTCGTGCCATACTCGGCTTTCAGAGTCGCTTCGCCTTGTTCTTTGGTCACGTTGAACGCCTGAGCCTGTCCCCCGATGGCTTCCAGATACAAGGGCAGTAAGTCCTGCACCGCAGATTTCGGAATGCCGTGTTTGTGCATCGCGGACGCAAACTTGCCGGCCAATTCCTCCGACCACTGGACCCCTTCCGGTAATGCCTCTGGTTTGGCGAGGCCGTACTCCTGTGGGGAGGCAGGGGGTGCTTCAAAGATCCCCGCTTGATACAGTTTCGTGCGTAAGGCGGCGACCTCTTCCGGTTTCGCGCCCTCACTCGGCAGATTGATGGCCGAGCCTAAGCGTTTCGACGCATGGGCATAGCCTTTAATCAGCGAGGTCACATCCTTCTCACTGGCTTTCTCCGCCCAGCCGGACACGATGGGGTCCTGCTTTAGATCCTCCGTCAGATACGTGCGCCAATCCGCTGGAGCCGGTTGAGGTGCCGGGGTCGATTCTGGAACCGCTGGAGTTGCAAGATCGTCAGCCATAACCCTCCTAATGAGTATATTTATCGGGATTGTCCCCGATGTCGATGTTGGTTAGAATCTCCTGCACCACCGATCGGCGGGCATTCTGCACCAACGCGGCATCGGCATCCGTCCCTTCGTACACCGTGCAGTACACTTGATCGAGCAAGTGTTGGAGCACGCGCTGTCCCTCTGGACTCGAAAACGTTCGTTGATACGCCTTGAATAAATCCAGGTCCGCCGCTTGCCACTTGCGCGTCAACCAGGACGCGATCACGCCGTTCATCGTGGCCGACCCCCTTGCAGCGCGGTCAAGAGCGGAGCCACCTTCCCGCCGGCTTCGGCAATCTGCCCGGCCTCTGCTAAGGATTGTTCTTGCGCCTCTTGCTGGAATCGCGCCTGCCGCAACGCTTCGACTTCCTGATCGGTGCGGGTCACTTTCGCCGGCACGCCGCGCACGCTAAAGGCATGTTGCGCATACTTGTCGGTATCGAGCCAATCCCAGACTTCCGGTTTCACCTGGGCAATCGGAATCAAATCCTGAATGGCCAGCGTCACGGACTCGACATCGACGGCCCGCTGCGCCCGTGCGAGCGGATTCTCAAACTCCACGGCAATCTCGCCATCGGTATCAAAGATGTTATCCGGCGGCGGCGAAAAGGCTCCGGCCAACCACATCTGTTCAAAGGCAATATCGACCACGCGCTGTAAGAGTTCCCGCTGCGTGCGGCCATAGACCGGCCCCATGAGCTTAAAGAGTAGTTCCATCTTCTTCGCAAATTCAAAGGCGGTCATCTCGCTCTTGCTGACTTCCATCAAGGCCAGTATTTGATCGACGAAGAAAATCTGACGAATGGATTTCCGCAGTTCCTCTTCCTTGATCTGCGAGACTTCTGGGTGCGAGCCCGTCTGCCAGGGCATGATCGTATCGCCAATGGCCTGCCCATGCGTATTGATCGTGGTCGGCCCTGACGGGACTAAGCGGAGCGTCCCAATCACGGAATCGTGCCGCATCAACACGGGGGGGCGGATCTTGAGGGCCCAGTCTTCCAGCCCCATCTTCTTCGCTTGATTCAAGGTCCAGATGTCGCCAAAGGCAATATCCCCCCGGCCACGGCCATAGACTTCCCCTGGCGTGCGGTGATAGCGTGGGACCCCCGCCGGAAACGACGGATAGCCGCTTTCTCGAAGGATGGTTTTGCTCTCCTTCTCGATCCACACGGAGGCCCACGGCATCTTCAGATTGCCAGCCGCAAATTCCTGTTCGCTTAAGGTCCGAGGATAAATCGCATGGACGACACAGAATTTCTCGTCCGGTTTGCCGGTAGCCAAGGCTTGCGTGACCTTCTCTGGCAACTTCGTATCTCCGAACTGTGCCTTGAGATTCGAGGCCGTCATCTCCATTTCGTCCATTGCGGTATCGACCAGGCCATCCGGTCCATCCGCAATCACGAACCGCCCCGTGCGCTTGGCTTGCACATGAAAGCCCCGAAAGCCTTCCGTGCGGCGATTGATGGATGGGGGCAATTCTTCGACGAGGAGAAACCCGGTCCCAAACCCACCCCAGTCAATCAACGATTCCACCCCTTCGCCGTAAAACATGCTGCGCGAGAACTGAGCCAGCATCCGATCCCGACTCTCCTCCAGCCATTCATTAATCGCATCGTTGCCGCGTAAATTGAGATTGCGCATCCGCAAACTGAACCATTGCTGGGCGGGGCTAATCGTATTGCTCGCCACAAACTGCGCCATGAGTTCAGACGCCATGAGCGAGGTGGAGTCCCAGACGTAAGGATTCAACTTCTGCCCCGGTTCAAACTTGGTCGTGATGCCGACCCGTGACAGCGATAGATAAGGAGCCATCGCTTCCCAGCGGGTCCGATGCGTGGACGCCGCCTGCACCAGTTTGTCGTACCGATCGATCAGGGCTTTGCCGTTGGCAGGCATGTCTTAACTCCCAAAGGTGTCCTTCAACTTGTCCGGCACAAACTGACTCAGTAACGTACTGCGAAAGCCTCGTGCCCGTGACCGACGCCGGGCCGCTTCCGCCGCCGCTTGCTGCACTTCCGGCGTGGCTTCACTAATCGGGGGTGGCGAGACCGGTGGAGCCGGCGGCTTCAACGTATTGAGCCCCGCCCGTCCCACTTCCGAAATCCCTCCCGTCGCCACTCCTGTTACGATGCGCCCAACCGTGCCTCCCATCCTGACCTCCTACCACGTTGAGACGACCTCGACCCCTGGGCGGGCGAGATCGAAGTGGGTTTCTACCTGCACCGGCCCCGGTGGTTGCAATTCCGCCGTCAACCCCCAGAGCCAATAAATAAACGCATCGCCCAGATCTTCCCACGGATGATTGGGTTTCTTCGGCAGATCCCGCCGCACCTGGCCTAAGCGATCCGTGGGGTAAAACCACCGCCCGGACAAGGCCCGAATCAACGGCATCCCATCCACCGGATCAATGACCAAGGACGGTTTCCCCGCCGCCCAATGATGATTCATCGCGCTAATTAACACATGCTTCCGAGACTCCCATTTGACTGGCCCTGGATACCACAAGCCTCCCAACATGGACTCCAACGTCGAAATCGGGTCCCGTTCAATATCACTTTGCTCGCCGGTCTGTCCGGCGGGGTCGTAGCAGCCAATCAGCTTCCGCCGGTCCTGCAACGTCCACGGCGCATACTGGGACAGCCACGGAATCACGGCCTCCTCCAGATGTTGTTTGACGCCCCCTCGCTCGCAGGTCAGGGCGGCATAGACCCGCCGCTGCCCCCGCCACGGTTGGCCAATGATCGTCGTGGGCGTATGCCCGAAATCCTGTCCGAGCAGCAACGGTTCCCCGTCGATGGGGTAGATCCGCTCTGAGGCCACATGGCAGTCTTCCCGAAAGCCTTCTGCCACCTGCGCCCCCATGAGCAGCGTACCCGGCTGCCCCTCAATAAGCCGCCGAAGGATGTCGGGGCGGTCACGGAGCGCATGTGCCCATTCGCGTCGTTGAGCCTCTGACGCCCGTTCCCCCGGCGGAATGCGAAACCACATCCGCGCTGGATCAGCCGGATGGGTTCCACGCACACCCAACCCTGGTTGAAACCGCTGCCACGTCCAATGGTCCTCATCGGGATAGTTCAACGTCATCACGGCAGGATACGCGACCGAGCCGGGAATCTCCCGATCCTGCTCGTCGCGGCCATAGCCACAGCGTCTGGATGTGAGGGCGATGGACCAGGCCGTTTCATCGACGCCCGTACTCTGCACCAACACCGCCGCCGGTGCCGGTTCTTCAAACCAGACCCCATGCACTTCCATCCTCACCCGATCCATCGCGCCTTGATCTTCAATGCCAAACAAATGCAGATGCACATATTCACGCCCGCCGACTCGACCGACCATCAAATGCCCGCCATCGCGCTTTTCCCAGGCCCCCTTCCAAAAGGGCTTCTCCATGCTAGGAATCGTTTTCAGTTTATGGGAGGCGAAGGTGTCGGTCACGCCCATCCAAATCACCGGCAAGGGATAGCCGGCCAGTTCATGCCGCATCGCATGGAGGAACATCGCCCCCAACACGCCAAAGGTTTTGCCGTCGCCACGAGTCCCAAAGCAGGCAATCTCCGACGCCTGCCCCTCCGCCACGGCATTCACAAACTGATTGACCACCTTGCCGAACTTGAGGACCAGATTTTTGTCGTGCTTGCGGGGATCAGACGGCGGACGGCCCTTCGTATGCGTGCGAATGGTTTCGCCTTCGGTCGCGGAGATGATCGGTGCGAGGGAGGATGCCATGCTGCGACGGCCTCTTTTTAGGGAAAAATCCTACGGGAGTGGACTCGTGACATTACACGCGATTCAAAAGCCCCTCCCCACCCCTTCACTTTTTTGGCGCGCCCTGATGCTCAATTACCTGGGGCTGTACCGGGTCCACTACTGCGCTGTCTGGTGTGATGTCTTTGCAGGGTTGCTCGATAATCAAGCCAGCCGGACCAGACAGTGTAATGTGCACTTGGCTATTTTCTCGAAAACTAGGATCAGCTTGTTTGCGGTAAAACATCAATAATGTTGCCACCGCTTTGTCAATCTTGCCATCCTCAAAGGCTCTCTGCGCATGGCGGTCCATCAACACGCCGCGCGCGAACTTCGCGTTTTCTAAGTGTTCTTGTTCTCTTTTAGCAAAATCGACGTCAGATAAACGCCATGTAAACAACAGCGACGATGTCACCCCTACTTTATCCAGGGCCTTACTGAGCATGCCTTCTTCTACAAGAGCTTGTAAGTATTGCTCTTTCCGTTCTTCGGTCTCAAGAATGCTCTTCCCGTTACTGTATTTCGTGGGATCTTTTCCATACAGTTTCCGCGGTTTGCCAGTCTTGGTCTTTGCCGGTGCTGTTGCCATAATGCCCCCTCATAGCATTGTTGAGTAATCTTGTCAAGTCCGTCCTAGGACATTGTTGAGTAAGTTAGTCAACAATCCAGGCCAACACTCCCTCTTCAGAGAGGAAGAGAGTCCTAAAGCACGTTGATTAGCTAGTTATCCCCAGGTGGTTGAAATGCACCAAGTTAGCAAAAGTGGCTAACATCACACTGCCTAACATCCCCTGCCTAACGGCTTCAAGATACCATGAAGTTTGATTATTGTCAACAGGTGCAATATGCGCCAATTCTGAAAAATGTACTGGTGAATTCTGCGACATGTCTGTTTCTTGCGTTTTCAAGTACTTCGGTCATTTTATTGAATTTGTCTCTTTTTTGCGACGTTCCAGAATGCGCCACTCTGGCATCTGGCCATGCAATTTGGCGTAGGGTTGGGACTGGTATATGGCTTGCAATACAGCCATGTAGCAATTGGCAATCAACTAAGGGGGATAAAATGAATGTGTATGAAATCATAACTGAGAGAATACTCAAGCAGATGGAGCAAGGCTCTATTCCCTGGCGTAAACCCTGGAAGAGTGCGCTAGGTGAAGAGCCTGCTAACTTAGTCTCGAAGCAAGGATACAAAGGAATAAACCGTTTCTTGTTAGGCTCATTACCGTTTGAGCGGCCCTATTATGTAACTTATAAGCAAGCCTCAGAACTGGGTGGTAATGTGAAAAAAGGCGAACATGGGTGCCCAGTGATATTCTGGAAGCGTTCTCAGTATACCAAAGCGCACAGCGACGGAACGGAAACGGAAGAAACAGGGTTTATTCTCCGCTATTACACGGTCTTCAATATTGAACAATGCGAGGGACTAACGGACAAGCTCGCGCCATTGCCTGAGAATCCTACTCAGCCTTTCAATGCTATCGACTCTGCTGAACGTATTGTGCGGGGATATCGTTCGGCTCCGTCTCTGGTTCACAAAGCCGGCGATCGAGCCTGCTATTCCCCCTCTCATGATACCGTGACCATGCCAGAGAAGAGTCAATTCTGCTCCGAAGTGGAATACTACTCTACGCTGTTTCATGAATTCACGCATTCAACGGGACATGAAACGCGCCTGAACCGGAAAACATTGACTGAATTATCCTACTTTGGAGATCAAAACTATTCACGCGAAGAGTTAGTGGCTGAAATGGGTGCTGCTTTTTTGTGCGGGCACGCCAATATTGAGAACGAGGCGGCATTGAAAAATTCAGCGGCATACCTAGATGGATGGAGGAAGAGACTCCGGACTGATAGTAGGGCCGTTATCCTTGCGGCCGGGCAAGCGCAGAAGGCGGCGAATTATATCTTAGGGGCAAGGGAGGAATAGATTATGACAACATATAACTTACTATCCGAAGACAGTTCGAATGCAAAACTAGCAAAGAGTGCCCTGGTAGACGGAGGCCGCTACTACTCCGTTATCCTTTACCTTGCTCCGTCGCGAATGAACCGGAGAGGGGTGGAGTTGTGCATTGGCGCGACCGAGGAATGCCGAAAGGCCTGTCTCTATACAGCCGGACGTGGGGCCTTTTCCAATGTTCAGGATGCTAGAATGCGGCGCGCGAACTTGTTTGTCGAAGACAAGGTGGAATTCCTCCGCCTGTTACGTGAAGACATCACGAAAGCAGCGGACTCTGCAATGAAGCAGGGCAAGGAGCTTGTTGTGCGACTAGATGGGACGTCCGATGCCGTTGCGAAAGAATGCTACGACCTTATGCGGGAGTTTCCGCTGGTCCAATTTATGGATTACACGAAAGACCTGTTTAAGTTCGCGCAATTTATGACAGGCAAGCTTCCGAAGAACTACACGGTAGCCTTGAGCTTTACGCCCGAAAATCAACCCTACGCTATCCATGGGCTCGAACATGGAGCGAGGGTCTCCGTGGTCTTTCAGGGCGAACTACCGGAAACATGGCACGGTTTTCCGGTGGTCGACGGAGATAAACACGACCTGATATTCCTGCAACCTATGGGCTCAGTGCTCGGCCTCAAGGCGAAAGGAAAAGCTCGAGCCATGGCATCGGGCGGATTCATTCAGATAGGTAAGGGAGGGAACTAACGATGAATACCTGTATCCACTGCGGAAAGCGGAACTACTGGATTGACGGCGACTATTGTGAGGTTTGCAGGTTTGCCATGGGCCAATGGGACGCCGATCCTACAGAATATGCTAATGAAAACCAAGAGTTATCCTTCCAGAGGTATTTGTTGCGAGAACGTAACAGGAAACGACGATAACGAACCATTCTCTAACATTCGACTAGAAAAGGAGCATACATTATGACCCCCACCATTGAATCCGTAATCATCATTGGCATTCTGTCGCTCTTGCTGGGCCTTACCATCTGGGGCTGGCTCGCGGTGCTTGAACTACTGATATGGCGGGGGATACTCTAGCCAACTCACGGGGCCGCACACGGTCCATGAACGGCTGGCATGAAAAAAATATAATGTGATGGTTCGACGATTTTACTTGCAACCAACAACTCACGGCTCCATACTGGGGCAGAAATGAGGCTATATGACACTCGAACAGCGCATTGACTATGCCAACAAACTCGCACGCATGTATCGGGCCGAGGCGGAAGGCATGACGGCGGCCTTGCTGAATGCTCCGCCGTGGTGGCAGCAAAACGTCATTGATGACGCCGACGATGAGGCGATCCAAGCGGCGAGAGAGCGCGGCTACCGGGATGGGCAGGCCATGATCTTAGCGGGACAGGTGGAACCAAACTAAGGGAGGACTAGACCATGTACGACGATTTTGAGACGCAGGCCAGGGTACGCATGGTGCAACGGCAGAATAGTTCTTGGGCGGCTCGCCGGCAGGAACAACTGGACACGCTTGGGGTGGGTTTGGTGATTCTGGGATTTCTCGGCGCGGTTGTCGCCATATGGGTGTGCTAATGCGTGTGTCTATCTATCAGCAGGACGAACCGCAGTATCAGCCGTTGGATCTTCGACATCTCACGGAGCCGGAAGCGACTGAGTTATGCTTAGCCATCCGGCAAACGCTGTTGCCCTACGCCACGGTGTGGCATCTGTGCGACCTCTCGAACCGCTGTGAGAATTTGTTGCGGCGGCATCGGATCAGGACCGTGGGCGAGGTCCAGGACAT